TTCAATATATATTTTTCCAATATTTCTTGTGCGTGTTTTACCAAGTTCTGGATTTACACTTTCTGTGTGCTTGATAACTATTCTAGCACTGTCTACATTTTGGTAACTAAGTTTATTAGTTCCATACATCTTTGATTCACTCATTGTGTTGTCTCCGCGGTTTGCTGCCAAGAATTCATAATCTCGACGATCTAAATTCGACTTATTAATATTACGTGTATCAAACTTCATTAAACGTTTTTTACTAAACTGTCTAAGTTCTTTTAAAAAACCATACCAATTTTGTTGTGTTAATTCGTCTTGTTCACCAACAAAATTGTCACTATACATAACTTCAATTGCTTCATCAGTTATGCTGACACTAACTTTTCCTAAACTTGTATCACCTTCTTTGTAATCAAAGTCAAAGTAACGAGCATCTTTTGGTACATTTGTTACTTTACCATCTACATTACCTATAGTGACACTAGGAAAACGTCCACGTATCTTATTAAAAAGTTCTTCTGATATTAGATCTAAATTTTTCATTGTATTGTATTTATCAATAGTTGCTGCTTATGAAGATAGGCATTGGTGCTTCGTAGTCATCAATTTCTTCTGCTTGTGTAAATGTATTATAAATTCTCGGATCCCAATCTTTAAGAACTGCCATCATTCTAATAGCAAGTAGTGTTGCACTTATAAGATCATCCGTTTGTCCTAGCTTTGCATTATAACTAGATCCTGTTGCTACATAGTTTTTTAGCTCAGATAAGAAAGGCTTTGAATGGACAATCATTTTATCGTTTTCAATCATAGTCTTTAATCTACTACATGCTGAAATTTTAGTACCATGTGTAGTATTAAATCCTTTTCTAAACTTACGCACATGTCCTTTGCGTATAGGTTCACTTACAAATAGTCCGGGTATATTTTCTTCACCAAAATCATTTATAACAAGGAGTGCTGCTTCGCCGATTCCGTTATTTTCTACACTCCAATATAGTCCGTTTGCATTTCCAGTTTCTTGTTGTATATAATTACAAATATCTGCAAGCACTCTAATTTGTCCAGGAATTGCTGTAGTATTATGTTGCCATTCTGCTACTTGTTCGTAACTAGGTAATTCAAATACTTGTATAGCAGCATTATCTCCACCTGTACCCATACTAGGATCAAGGGCAATCGCATATGTAAATTCTGAGGTAGGTTTTTTATACCAACGTGTTTGCCCCATATTAACTAATGGATTGTTGCCTTCCATTGCAGCTAACTTAATAGCATTAATTAATGTTTCGTCAAATACTAGGAATTCACAATCGTATTCACGTCTAAATCGTTCTTCGCCAATACGTCCTAGTTCCTCAACTTTCCATTCATCGTCTCTGTCTGGATGTTCATTCCAGTAACTTCTAAAACTATGAAATCCGTTTTGTCCAACTTCTTGTTCGTTACCATGTTCGTCAAACTTATCTTCTGCTTGTTTCCAAATAGTAGCAAATGTATCTTCATCTGAGTTTGGTGTGCTTGTAATAATTGCCCGACCACCTGTTGCTAGTGTAGGTGATATTGATGTCCAAAAGTCTGTAGCAACGTTAGGTTGTACAAATGCAAACTCGTCACAGTATAGTAGTGATATACTCATACCACGTCCTGTGTTACCCGTTGTAGTTGCACTTACAATACGTGATCCATTTTCAAATTCAATTGAACCTTTGTTGTAGTTTGTAACTCCTGCTCTAATATGGTCAGGACATAGTTCATAAACATAACGTATGCGTTGCATAATTTCTTGTGCGCCTGTATACTTGTGTGCCGCAATAAGAATAGTTTGATCTGGATTAAACATAGCAAACCAGCATAGATAAATTGCTGCACAAGTTGTTTTACCTGTTTGTCTAGGCATCATATTAATGTTAAATCGATAGTTATGATAACTGTGCATCAAACGTAGTTGGTATTCATACGGATCAAACAACAATTTTCCTTTTACAGGATGCTGTATGTATGCAAACGATTTTGCAAAATGCAAGTATCCTTCTTTAGGATCCATACACTTTACTAGTTCTTCAACTTGGGCGTTTGTATATGTTTCTTGTTTGTTTGCTTTTTTGGTTAGTACACCATCTAAACTTTTGCTCATACTATATTTAACCTATTATATCGTTGTAATACCCTGTATCGAATCGTAAATCAAATAACTTACGTTTATCCTGTTGTATTAGTACAGGCACAGGTGATGCATTAGGACCATTAGTTGGTTCGCTCCATAACCACTCATATGTTCCGTCATCAATCTTTTTGTGTAATTTTTTTAATCGTCTACGATTGTAGTCCTGACAAATATAAACAATGGCCTGGTTGTTGCCTAGTGGCTCAATCTCTCCAGACCATTGTGTAATTTTTAATTCGCCTTTTTTAAGAGCTGCACCGCTCCAAGGACATACAGGTTTAATGTGTTGGAAGTATTCTTCCCAATTAACCTCTTGATTCTTTTTTCTTCTTGCCACGACTCTCTTTACCTTTAGAGCCCTCAGTTGTTTGAATGTCTTCGTTGCCACGTGATGCTTTTAGTGTCTTCATCTTGCCACGTTTTTTGTCACCTTCAGTCATCTTTTCGTTCAATGCTGCCCAAAGCTGTTCTTTGATTGATGTTTCAACTGCCATCGGGTTATCGCCGTCTTGTGTTGCAGGATATGACTTTTTCTGTCTGTTAATTCCACCACTTAAATCTTTAGTCATTGTCTGTGTATCAGCATATGACTCATCTGGGCTATTATCCCAATCTTCTTCTACGCCTTCTTCGTCCATTCCACATGGAGCATCCATTTCTGGTTCATTCACTATTGCCATTTTTGACATCATGTCGTCATGGCTATTATCTGCGTGTGGCATAATGTCACTTGCTGGTTTTGCATCATGCATGCCTGCGTTTTTAAGGATGCCAGCTAATTCAGCAACCTCTGCTGCGCTATCACCATTAATTGAAATGTTCATTGATGCTTCTTTGATTGCTTTTTTCATATTATTATCCTTACTTGCTGTTTGTACGCCACGTTCTGTTGCGTCTCGTTCTGCGTTTGGTGTACCTGCTTGTTGTACTGGTTTACCAATTATTTTTGCTTTAAATTTTTTCCCTTTATTTGCAACAAAGTCTTCTAAATTCTTTAATGGACCATAGCCGCGAGTAACAGTACCATCTTTGTTAGGTATTTCTAAGTATGGCTTAGGATACTTTGCTTTCATTTGGCTTACATTAAAGTTTCCTAAAGATGCATTACGATTAGGCGCCATTTGTACATATAGTTCTTTACTTACTTTTGGTTCTGCAGATTGTGCTTTAGCAATTAACTGTGCATCACTTGCTTTATTTTGTGCATCTGCTTTTGCAGCTTGTCCTTTAGCAATTAGTTGTGCATCACTTGCTTTGGTTTGTGCATCTGCTTGATCTATACCTTGTGCAACGCCGCCTTCTTGATCAGTTGGCGCATTTGGATTATTATCTTGTCCACTTCCAGCTGGGTTTTCTTGTGCATCTGGTTTTGCTTTGTTCTTTTCAAAATTATCATCTAATGCTTTTTTAATTGCCGCCATTGTGCCTGGACCTGCTTGTCCATCTACACTTAAACCATTTGCTTTTTGAAATGCTTGTACAGCTGAATATGTTCCGTTACCATATTTGCCATCAATACCATTTGGGTCATGTCCTAAGCGTGACAGAGCTGTTTGTAAATTTTTAATTGCTGGCATTGCTTTTTTGCCGCCATCATTGTATGCTTTCATTAAATTAGCTGTTGTAGTATCTAATTTACGTCCTAGTAATGAACCATTTGATTGTGTTGCGTTGTCATCAGCTGCTGGTGTTTCACCTTTAGTATCTAATCTTGAAGTTGGAGTTCCTGCTGCGCCACCTGTAGCTAAAACGCCATTGTCAGTTGCTGGTCCTGCACCTGTATCATTTGCGCCTAGATCGTTTGCTGTTGGTTCTTGTTCACCACCTGGTGTTGCTGGTTGTTCAGGTGCTGTTTTATTCACTGGTGCATCGCTTGTTGGTGCTGGACCTTTTAAGTTAGGTTGTCCGCCTTGCCCTGCTGGTGTTTCTGGTTGCTCAGGGGAATCAGTTCCACCTGTGTTTGGATTGTTATCTTGTCCTGTAGACGTTGCCGCTTGGCCACCATCTGTATTTGGATTATTATCTTGTCCTTGACGAGAGTCTCTGTCTTGGCCGCCATCGGTGTTTGGATTATTATCTTGTCCTTGTGCAACTCCGTCATCACCTGCACCAGATGGATCATCTCCTACAGTACTTGTATCATCCTTATTTGCATTATAGAAATCTTGTGCTGCTTTTCTTTCAGCATCAGTTGCATTCGGATTTTGCAAAATACTATTTGCTTGATCTTGTGTTGTGACTACAGTTGTTCCAGCACCGCCAAAAGCATCAAGATTATTATCGTCAACTGCTTTATCTAATTTTTTTACTACTGTAGGATCAGCTTTTTTAATAACTTCTTCAGCTTCGTCATCTGATTTAAATAAGCCTTTGATGAAATCAAATACGCCTTCTTCGACTTTTTGGTTATGTTCAAAGTCTACTTCTGCATATAACTTTGAATGGTCAATAAAATTTTTAATTTCATCATTACTCATAATTAACTCCCGATAACTGCTTTAGAATTTTCAGAATCTTTGATATCTTTAGATTCACCTGTTGGTGCGCCGTCCATTGGATCAATTTCACGTTCTTTTCTAGCTGTTTCTAATTCTTTTAATAGGTCCATTACTCTTTCACCACCAACTGCTTCTTGTGCGCTCTCGCCGCCCATGTCTTCAGTAGTTAGCTTTGCTTCGTAAGGACTGTCATCTTTTTCTATTTGTTGTTCTTCAACAGGATCAAACTCGCCTCGTACAACAATATGACTATGGGGAACATCACAGCACTGTACTAAGTATTGTTCTAAAATATGACTTGTAGTTGGATATTTTAATTCCACTTCAAATGTTGTTACTTCCATATTTTGTAATTGTGGAAAGTCTGCTGGTTTTTCCATAATAGGAGTTGACTTGCCAGCACTCATATTAATAACCTCATACTTGTTAAGATTCATTTCCATATGATCTTCAAATTTCTCTGGTAGCTCACCTGCTACACGCACTTTGAATTTATATGTTTTTTGTGACTCAGTTAAGAATTCTGTAAATTTTTTCATAATGTTGTTCCCGTTATAAACTATTTATCCATGTTTTTCAATTTTTCAAGTAAACTATTACGATCTGTAACAACATATCCGTCACCGTTTACAATATCACCTTCATTACCTGAAGTGTCTTTGTCCAGTTTTTCCTTCTTAAGTTGTAGTTCTATCATTTTAAGTTTCTTGTCCATTTTAGCTACCTTAGCATCTAGACTTGTTTTTAGCATACTACCAGCAACTTCAAACACTCGACCGCCGTATCTAGATTCAACATTCATGCCTAAGTCCATTAGATCTTCATAGCTTTGTAAAGCACGTTCTGCAATATCATTAAGTTCTGAATCTGCCTTTTCGCCAAGCCCTTTAACACTAGGTAATGCACTAGCAATTTTATCAAACTCAGCAATATCTCTAAGAGTTTCTTCTTGCTCTACGATAGCTGTTTGAACTTTGGACTTTTTCTTGTCTTGATCTACAAGATCTTTTGAATCTGGTAAATTCAATAGTTCTTCTAATTTTTTAGTCATGTTGTGGTACCTTTAATATACACACTTATTTATCGGATCCTTATCGACCGTTGTGAAAAATGTCGTCCTCTGTGACTATGCGGAATTGTATGTTATTTTGCTTACAATATGCATATGCAGCTTCCCATTTGGCTTGATTTACTATCCAAGCCGCTTGATTATGCTTACTACGCCCTAATTTATTACGATGAGTTTGATTAGCAGGCTTAACTTCTATAAGTTCTACTTTTTGTTTACCACCCCTATCAGCATATGCAATAAAAAAGTCTGGTACATATATTGTTTGTTTTCCAGTAAGAGGATTTCGATATGGTATCTTAATAGCTTCACTAGCCCATTTATCAACAGCTGGATGATTGTCACAGAAATTCATAAAAGCAAATTCCCAACTTGATCTATAAGTTGGTGTCTTAGTTCCTATATATTTCTCTGGAAATTTACAGTTAAATTTACCCTGTGCAAATCTAGCCATGTTACACTACTACATTACGTTTTTCAAGTGTGTCTACTATAGCGGCACTTTTAAATCCTAATGTGCTAGTGTTAATTCTGTTGTAGTTTAAAACCTCTGCAACCACTGCACTTAATTTTGTTTCATCAAAGTCTTTTAATGTATCAAGTAATACAAACACTTTTATATCATCTAATTTTGCTTGTTGAAGTAATATTGTACCTGTACTAATTGCCGCTGATCTATCAAATCCTCTTTTTTCAAAAAATGCAATTACAGCATCAACTTCGTTTGTACTAAAAGATAATTTTTCTGTAAAATATTTGTCAAAAAATTCTGTTACACTTTTATCGTTACTTTGGGGTTGTATTGGTAAACTGCTATTTGTCATGTTCCGGTCACCTTGTTTTCTAATGATCTCATATAATTTGGATTGGATGATTGTGCATTATGTAATGATTGAGCTTGTGCTCTAGAAACTCCAGTACTAGCTTGTATATCTTTTATACCTTGTCTTTCAACTGCACTTGATAATGCTGCAGGGTTATTTTTTAAGAAACTTTTACTACTAGTTACTGCCGCCGCAACTCCTGTAACTGCCGCTGCTAGTAATAAATCTTTACTGCCGCCACGCCCGCTATTTTTTGGAAAAAATGTTTGAGCAACTCCGCTTACATTTGTTCCTGTGGCTTGTCCAATTGCACTAGTAAGTATATTAAAGCCCTCTTGTCTTATACCTTCTTTGCTTAAATTTCTTATGTTGCCAATAAGTTGTGCGCCTTGTAATACTACTAGTAATGGATTATTATATGCACCACCGCTTGCAATAAATGAATATAAATCCATAGCTTTGCCTATTGTTCCGCCAAGTCCTAATTGTCCACCACCTTCTAGTGTAATAGGACTAGGAGTTGTATCATAATGGTCTTGTCCAAATCCGGTAGGATCTCCTTGTCCGCCTATTGTAGTAGGACCTTGATCATAAAACACACTTTCGTATGCAACTGTTATACTGTTAGTCATAGTGCCGGCGCCATCGGAATTATCAACAGTGTCATGTGACCAATTAGTTAAAATTGGATTAACTAAGGTATATGTTAAATGTTCTTTCCTCGACATTACACTAATTTTTATAGATTTAAAAAATGGTACTCCAGGATTGTTTACATCCATACCAAATTTATATTGATTTCTACTAACACCTTCATATGTACTATGAGGATTAGTACCATATGCTCTACCGTTGTCTTTTTGTTGGTTACCGTCAGCAAAATAATATCTATAATATGCTTGGAGTAATGCGGTTGTTAACCCTTGATTGTCATCGTGGAAATCAATGTTTACTGGGTCATACTGAACACTAGTTTGGAAATTCTTTTGTCTGTTATATTTTTTTCTAGTTTCTACATTTGCACTAAACTTAGGTAAGTCAGCACGTTTAACTAGCATTCCGATTTCATTTAATCCCGGACCTTCAAACAATGCAGGAAGTATACCTTTAGCTTCTAATGCTATTTCAAAGTTTACATGATAAGTAAATTTTGCTTTCGGTGCAAGACGTAAGCCGTCGTCAACATATAGTCGAGAAGCGTGTTGGAAATCTGCTAAATTTCCTTTTGGATTAAGTGCTCCGTTAGCAATCGAATCGAGCAATGCATTGAATTTATTTGCCATACTAATATTTATCCAACTAAATTAAGTGTGTATATAAAGAAAAAAGGGAGCGCACTGGCTCCCTTTAATAAGACTAAATGAATTTTATTTTTATTATGCGCCGCCGCCAGTAACTAGAGTGTTAGTTGTACGTCCGATAGCTGTACCAATACCTGTACCTTGTGGTGACTGGATTGCGTTATCGTAACGAATGTTTAGTGTAACACTTACTGGATCGGTTGAGTTTGAATATGCTAAACTGTTGTAGTTTGCACTTTCACAGTAACAACCGTATAGTTCAAATGTTTCAAGTACTGCTGGTGTATTAGCACCGTTACCGCCATCTAAGATTTCAATACGTGTAACGAATTTATAATCTTGTCCTGATGCTGCACTTGACTGCTCATAGAAGTCAAATTGTTTCTGAAGTTGTTCACCAACTAGTTTTTGTACATTATTGTTTACATCTTCACGTAAGTTCAATGTAATTGGTTCCCAAGTATGTTTACCTGCTAGGTACACACGTGAGTTATATACGTCTAATGTCATTTGTTCAAAACTTACGTTAGGTCTAGTTACGTCAATAACTTGTTTTGTAAGTTCTGTTGTTGGTGTACTAATACCAAAGTTTTCCAGTGTCACTCTAAAG